GCATACGTCCCCAACGTCCTGCTGCCGTTCGACTTCGACGGCGACGACGAGAGCGAGGCCGAATGCTGGGCTCGGATGGACCTTCGCATGGCCGCCGTCATCACGGAGGCCGTGATTCGGGACCTGCCCTCCCGCTTCTCCCCGTCCTGACCCACTACGGCGTGGACGCCCCGGAGGGGCACCGAGAGGTCAGCGTCTGCTGCCCTGTCCACGGCGAGAGCAACGCCTCAATGACCGTCAACCTCGAAGAGGGCGTCTTCTTCTGCTTCGCCTGCCAGGCGAAGGGAACCGCCATCGACCTGATCAGAGCCATGGAAGGGTGCGATCGTGAGGCCGCCTACGACCGAGCAGAGGCTGTCCTTCGCGCAAGCGGCCTCGCAGTACCAGCGCGATCTCGCGGTCCATATCGACGCCCAGGCGTATCTGAAGAGCCGGGGGTTCACGGAGCAGGTCGCCCAGCAGTTCCAGCTGGGCGTCGTTACGTCCCCCCTGGTCGGACATGAGAGGTACCGGGGCCGGCTGGCCATCCCGTACCTGACACCGGCGGGGCCGGTGAACTTCCGCTTCCGCTGCCTGGAGCAGCACAAGTGCTCGGACGCAGTCCTCTTTGTCGACCGGAAGACGGGCAAGCCCATCCACTGCCAGAAGTATCTGGGCCTGGAGGGCCTGGAGACGAACCTGTACAACGTCGGCGACCTGAAGAAGACCGGCGACGCCGTCGCCGTGTGCGAGGGCGAGCTGGACGCCATCACGCTGTCCATGTCCGGCATCCCGGCCGTGGCCGTGCCGGGTGCTTCGAGCTGGAAGAAGCACTATCGGCTGTGCCTGGAGGACTTCACCCGCGTGTACGCCTTCGGCGACGCGGACGACGCAGGCAAGAGCCTGAACAAGAAGCTGATCGAGTCCGTGCGGGCGGTGCCCGTACGGCTGCCGAAGGGCGAGGACTGTAACTCGCTGTATCTGACTGGAGGGGCAGATGCCCTCAAACGACTCATCTCCGGATGACCGGTGCGCCAAGTGCGGCGCACTCAGACAGGATCATGTGGCCTGGGGCCAGAGGCACCTGTTCGTCCCGGACACCCCGTGTCGCTGCGGGCATCCCCGCGCGGGGCACTCAATGGGCTTCTGCGTTGGGGAAGTCCTCGCGGCCATGGGCACCGACCGCGAGAACTGTCGCTGCCACACCTTCGTCCCGGCGGAGTGCTCGCACGAGGCGTACGAGAAGTTCAGTTCCACCGCCAAGTGCGCGGACTGCGGCCACACCTGGTCCGTGGAGCCCCCGGCGGCAGGGGAGACCGCCGGGGAGCCGAAGGCTCACGAGCACGACTGGACCGAGTGGGGCGCCGTGTACCACGGCGGCCACTTCCAGTGGCGTGACTGCACGACGTGTCACGCGACGGAGTCCACCATGGAGGGGCACTTCTGCCCGGAGTGCGCGCCGGTGTGCAAGGCACCCAATGGGTGCCACACGCCGAGCGCGTGCAAGGACTCGTGCGCCTTCGAGGACCAGGTGAAGGGCGTGCGCATGGTGCCCCGAGCCGGGGAGCCGGAGACTCCGCCCCGCCCGCCGTACGCCGTGGCCTACGCCACGGGCTCCGGGGTCCTGAACGAGATCGCCCTGCCGGGCGATGCCACGGCCGCCGTCACCGACGGCGCGCTGGTGATCTCCCACCCCTCCGGGGTCCTGGGGATCGTGCACGTCAAGCCCTACGAACTGGAGCAATCGTGATCCGCACCTTCACCGCCGCCGAACTCGAAGAGATCGGCGTCCCGTTCGAGCTGCCGGGACCGAACGGCCCGGCAGCCGAAGGCATGGCCTACGAGCTGCACCGCGAGCAAGTAGACACCCGGCGTTGGGCGTCCGTGCATGAGCTGGTTTTCCGGGCCCCCGACGACGGCAAGACGTACCGGGTCTCCTACGAGGAGGGCCTGACGGAGATACAGGACGACACCGACCCCTGGATCTACCACCCGATCAAGGCGGTGGAAGTGGAGCTGCGTCCGGTGACGGTGCAGCGCTGGTTCTCCGTGGACAAGGAAGACTGATGCTGACTCTGCTCTCCAAGAACCCGGTCAAGTTCGTGGTCTCCGACCAGCTGGCGGAGACCGCCGTGGTCCTGTCCCCGGACGACGACGAGGAGACCCTGGTCTCCAAGCTCCAGCGGGTGCTGGAGCTGGTGGGCTACGAGCCCCCGGGCGCGCCTCCGGCGCGCTACGTGACCGTGGCGGAGCCGCGGTTCACGCCGGCCGACAGGGCGGCCGAGGATGCCCGCCTGGCGGGCGTGACCATCAACGGCTGGAACGAGGACGCCGTGGACGGCGTCGACCAGCTCCCGGAGGTCTGACCATGGGCATGTACTACGAGGCGTACTTCGCCTACGGCGTCCGGATCCCGGACGACACCGATCTCGACGCCCTGGAGGAGAAGCTGCGCGGAAGCGGCGTCGGCTACCTCCACGCGGGGCACTACGACCGAGACATGGTCTTCCTCACCACCGAGTGCAAGTCGGCCGACCTCGGCTCCTTCGAGGTCGTGCGGCCGAACTCCTTCTCCGGCGAGGCGTTCGCCGCCTGGGATGAGGCCCTGCGGGACGCCGCCGAGCGGCTGGGCGTCACGCCCGTGACGGAGCCCGCGTTCTTCGTCGTCCCGGATCTGAGCTGATGCCATGATCTGGTCCCTGATCCAGAACCCGCTGTTCGTACTGGCCGCCCCCGGGGCGGCCTTCGTCGTTCTCGTGCCCATGGCACTGCGCAGGAAGGAGCGGCCCTGATGGGCGCCCGGGAACGCCTAAGGGCGTTCATCATCCAGAACAGCTACGCGCACGACATGCCCTACCGCCTTCTCCCTGAAGGGGAGGAGTGGGGCACGGGACCCCGGCCCGATCTGGATATCCCCGACGAGGAGTACCCGGCCGTCGTGGACGGCCTCCTGGACGCCTACTGCGCAGAGGTGCTGCGCGAGGCGCACGACGCCATCCGAGCGGACCTTGCCAAGCTGGCGGAAGCCGAAGCCTTCTCCTTCGGCGCGGCTTACCAGCAAGGGATGGACTGGGCTGCGCGAGTGGTGGACCAGATGATCGCCCCCTGATCCCGCTCCTCTGGCGCCGTGAGCTGTCGCGCCCGAGGGGCGCACCACATGAAGAAGCCGGGCCCCTTCGGGGGCCCGGCTCTTTTTTGCGTTGTGGGCTCAGTGGCCCATGGTCTGCACGGCGGCGACGATGGCGCCGCTGCATCCGATGGCCAGGGCTCCTGCGAGCCCGGCCGCCTTCCAGACCTTCTTCTCCACGGCTGCCAGCCGCTGGTCCAGCTTCTCCACGTCCATCTCCGTGGCCGTGGTCCTCTGCGTCATGCCGTCCAGACGGCCGTTGACCTCCGCGAAGCCAGTGCTCACGACGCCCCTAAGGCGTTCCAGTTCCAGGAGTACGGCTCCACTCTCGTCCATCACGCCCCCTTCGGGGCGCTCAGCTTCCCCTGGATGAACGTCTTGGCGGCGCTCAGTGCGGTGGCCAGGGGCAGGGCCCACCAGGTCTGGAGGCCGGCGGCCTCCGTGACGCCGAAGGCGACGGCGGCCTGCGCCAGCGTCCAGCCGGCGCGCTCGGCTATGTCGATCACGTGTGCCTTGGTCATTCCACGGGCTCCCTGTAGACGTGGCGGAGCTTTCCGATCAGCTCCGCCGTGGTCCGGTCCAGGACTCCTGTGACCGGGGCCCTGAAGAGGCGCTGTACGCCTCTCAGGGAGGCTCTGGTGGGCTCGTCCAGCTCTCCTGTCTCCACGAGGCCCAAGGCCCTCTGGGCCGTCTTCACGGCCTCGTGCTCTGCGTCGGAGACGGGCGCGATGATGTCGCGCAGCGGGGGCCAGGTCATGGTGCGATCACATCCGCGATGGTGCGCAGCTGTACGTAGAGGTAGCCGCCGGAGAAGACGCTGGTCTGCGAGGGCGAGCCCTTCTGCTCGTACTTCACGTCGTCCACGACGACCAGGACCGAGGTGTCCGAGGCCAGGTCCTTGAACGTGACGGCGTCGCCCTTCTGGGCGAGCTGTTCCACGGCCGCCAGGACATCGGCGGCCCTGCCCTCGTAGCCGAACTCCTGGCCCGAGCGGCCCGCTTCGAAGTCGAAGCAGGACAGCGGCATCTCGAAGATGCGCTGGCGTACCGAGCCCGGCATGGCCTTGAGCTGCCAGCCGTTGACGACGGCTCCCTGCGTGGTGTCGCCCGCGCTGCGGGCGAAGTCCAGGCGCAGCTGGAGCCATTCGACCGCCCCGGCGGGGGCGGACAGGATCACGTCCGCGATGGACGTGCCGGCGCCCTGGGAGACGGTCAGCACGGAGGTGCTGCCGCCGCCGGGGTCGATGACCGAGGCGGTCACGGAGCCCATGAGGTTCGCCGGGGTGCGAACCGTCAGGAACTTGAAGATCTTCGGCTCCAGCGTGCTGAAGCGCACGCGGCCGGTCTGGAAGTACGCGGTCGCCTCCAGCGTGGAGGCGCTTTCCAGGTAGGCCCCCTGGCCTACGACGGCGAAGACCATGCGGTCGGAGTTGCCGAGGTTCGTCACGGCGCTCACAGCGCCGGTGACGTGGGCCTGGAGGTCGGTGGCGTAGGCGAACAGCGGCACGGAGGAACTGGCGTCCTGGATGATCTGGCCCAGGTCCACGCGGTGCAGACCGCTGGACCCGTCGATCGAGTTCGTGCCGCCGACGAAGAAGAACCGGTCGTAGGTGCCGATGGCCTTGACGCCGCTGGCGTTGGTGATCAGCAGGGGCCCGTAGGAGATGTCTCCGTTGGAGTCGATCTGTCCGACGCGAAAGCCGCGGCTCGTTCCGAGCCCCACGAACGTGCCCAGATACACGTTGATCGTGTTCAGGATCTCGCCCTGCGGGAGCTGGGCAGTGATGACGCCGCCGGAGGCGAGCGTGGGCACCGCGCCCGTGCTGGTGTCCAGGACGAACTTGTAGATACTGCTCTGCGAGCCGGCGTAGCCGGCGGCGTAGATGGCCGAAGGGCCTTCGGCGAAGTCCGACCAGATCCATGCGCTGTTCAGGTGCGTCATCTTCGGTGTGGGCAGGGTGGGCGGGGTGCCGCCCACCAGCTCGTAGACCGAGGCCCCGATGCCCGCCATCAGGCGGCCCTTGACCCACTTCACGGCAACGCTTGCGTTGCCGGTGTTCCAGGCCAGGGTGCCCGCGCCGCTGCCGGCGCCCTTGTAGATGCCGGTGGCATCGGCGGCGTAGTAGTTCGTGCCGTCGGAGGTCAGGGACTTGATGGTCCCTGACCCGCCCCAGGTGATCGCGGTCGTGGCCGCGCCGGTGTCGGACTTCATGACGTTGCCGACGGCGGACCAGTAGCGGTCCGTGCCGTCGTTCCAGCCCAGCAGCAGATGCGGGTTGCCCGACGCATCGGCGATGCGCTGGGAGGTGGAGCGCAGCATGGACAGCTGCCCGTTGGTCCACGGGTTCAGGCCCACGGAGTGGCCGTACTGGATCGCGTGGCGGTTCTGGAGGTTGGCGGCGTTGACCTGGTCCGGGTCCTGGTACAGCATGCCCTCGCCGCCGATCCAGGTGGACTGGCTGCGAAGCCACCAGCCGAGCAGGGACTGCTCGCCGGGCTCGCGGTTGTTGTCGAACTGGTCCTTGCGGATGGGCGCCAGGCCCACCGACATGGACCGCTCGTCGGAGATCCCGAGCAGGAACGGGATCCCGCCCAGGGCGACCTCGTAGTCGATGTCCGTCAGGGCGTAGGAGGCCGCCCCGCTCCCGGCGGGGCGCGCCGTGAGCTGGTACGGGATGCGGGAGACCAGGCCGGCCATCAGACGGTCGTCTCCACGGTGCCGCTGAACCGTAGGGCGTTGCCGTTGGCCCAGGTGAACGGGGTCAGTGAGTCGATGGAGCCGAAGTTGGCCAGCGCCGTGCCGTCGGCGCGGCCTCCGGCGGTGTTCAGCACCAGGTTGTTGCCGGTCGAGTCGACCGCCACCTGGAGGGGCACTGTCGCGCCCGCGTTCTGGGAGGCGTAGCCGAACCCGCAGGGCAGCGGGTTCCCGCTGAAGTTGGTGGCGGCGGTGAAGCCGCCCGGCATGGAGAAGATCCAGTTGTCGTTCACTCCGGCGCCGGATCCGAAGGTCGTGGACGATCCGAAGGTGACGGTCACGGAGAAGACCAGCATCCGGCCCATCTTGAAGTACATGCCCACCAGGGAGGCGTTGCCGTACGCGGGCAGGTGCAGGCCCGAGCTGGTGGACCACAGGGGCGCCCAGAAGGTGCTGGCGCCCGAGGGGAAGTTGGCGACGTTCAGATTGCCCTGGTAGTCGATCGACGCCTTGGAGGCGCCGGCCAGCTGCCAGTCGGCCAGCAGGCCCGTGTAGCTGCCGCCGGTGACGTTGACGATGCTGGCGGTTCCGGTGGTCCCCGACGGGGCCACGGACAGGGAGCTGTCCGTCTTCAGTTGCCCTGCCGCTCCGCGGTACAAGTTCGTGTCGGGCACGGCGGTGCCCGAGCCCCACAGGTGCTGGCCGTCGGCACGCACCTGGTGGCGGGCCTGGGTGTCGCCGGTGACCTTCACCGTCTCCATGACGGTGGAGATCAAGGCCCCGGTGAACGTGGGGGAACCCGTGAAGGACGGGTTCCCGGACAGCACCGGATTGCCCGACAGGGTCGGGCTGCCCGAGAAGGTGCCCGCCAGGGCGCCGCCGTTGTTCAGGGACGGGGAACCGGAGAACGTGGGGTTGCCCGACAAGGTCGGGGACCCGGTGAACGTGCCCGACAGGGCGCCGGCGTTGATGGTCGGCGCGGTCAGGGTCTTGTTGGCCAGGGTCTGGGCATCGCTCGTGCCCACGAGGGTGCCTGCAACGCCGTGTACGGCCGCAGTGGCGGCCATGTGGGTCTGGGCATCGGCGAAGTCCCTGCCGGAGCTGACGTGCCGTACCACGGCACCGTTGGAGTGGGACTGCGCGGACGTGCCGTCCACGCCCCTGATCACGGTCCATACGCCCAGGGATGCGGCGGTGACGTCCACCAGTTCCTCGGTGGCCGTGCCGTAGTCGATGGCCGCGGTGAACGGGAAGGACGTGGGGAACCCGGTCGGGGACAGCACGTTGATCGTGGTGTTCCCCGAGGTGATGTTGCCCGTCAAGGTGGTGGGGACCGCCACCGAGCTGTAGTACCGCTGCACTGGCATGTCAGGCCCCGTAGGAGATCGTTTGCGGGTTCTCGGCGAACATCCGGGCGCGCTCCTCTTCCAGGCGCTGCTGGAACATCGCCAGGTAGTACTGCGCCGTCTTCACGGCGGACTGCGGCGGCACCAGGGCCGCCCGCTCGGTGGACTCCACCGAGGTCTGCTGGAGGCGTGCCGCCTCGTAGGAGGGCAGCAGGCGCGCGCAGGCGCCCCAGACCACCATGTCCACGCACCGCTCGGGCAGGCCGGTCACGGCAGCGAAGTCGTCCGAGCCGGCCACCAGCGGGCTCGGGCTCTTCACGTACTTGATGAGCATCGACTGGCCCGGCGTGACGGAGTCGAAGAGCTGGATACTCTTGCCCGTCGGGAACGCCGTGGGGTCGGCGGTGGGGTTGAACAGGTAGTTCAGCCCCTGCATCCAGACCTTCGTCGGGCCGACCGTCTGGTTCGACACCGCCCACACGTCCAGGGCGTCAGCCGGCATGGCGTACTCGTAGACCACGGAGACGTTGGTGATCTCCGTGGTGGCGAAGACCACCAGCGACGGGTACAGGGACTGAAGGACGTCGTTGACGGCCTCCTTGACCCTGGCCCGCGGGAACCGCGGGTCCGCCGTAATCAGCGCCTGCATGGCATGCGCTGCCGGGACGGTGCCCTCCGCGCCGCGGCCGTTCGGGCCGCCCATGACCTGCACGACGCCACTGCCCTGGTCGTAGGACTTGAGCAGGATCAGCTCGTCATCGATCTCGATCAGGCCCCGCGACAGGGCCTTGATCGTGTCGGGGGAGGCGGTGAAGGACGTGTCCGCCGCGGACATGCCGGCGGCCAGTTCGGCCACGGCCGACTGGTCCTTGGCGTAGCCCATCGCCTGCTGGCGAATCCGGGACAGCAGCCCGTCGAATGTGGTCATGGCATCGGGTCCGCACGGGAGAAGTCGCGGCCGTAGGCCGCGCCGGCCTCGTTCGAGAGCCGCATGGCGGCCTCGATCTTGGGCCTGGTGGTGCCGTCGGGCTGGACGCCCTGACGGCGGGCCTCGCGGTACAGGTGCAGATCCTTGTCCCACGCCTTCTGCGCAGAGCCGTCCAGCCCCTTGGAGGGGCTGGCCAGGTAGGTGCGCACGCCTGCGTCCCGCAGGCACTCGTGGTACGAGCTATGGGACTGGGTCTTGCACCCGGTGCGGCAGGCCATCAGTAGTCGCTCCCGTCCACCGGCCGGGTGGCCGCCTCGCGGAACATGGGGTTCACGTAGGAGAAGTCGTCCTGGCCACCGGGGACGGTGACCATGACCACGTCCGCGACGCAGTCCTCCAGGATCAGCCTCTCGTCCTGGTTGACGATGGTGGAGTTGCCGCCGTCGGCGGTCATGCACTCGGGCTGGGTCTTCATGGCGGCCTCCTAGACCGTGAACCAGTTGGTACCGTCGCTGACTAGTCGAGCCGTCTGGCCCGTGGTCAGCGCGAGGGTCGCGGAGCCGTTGATCTTCTCGGAGCCAGCGGCGGCGATGGTGAGCGTGTTCGTGGTCCCGGTGTTCCGGAAGCTGTACGTGTTCGGCGTCCTGGACGCCGAGATCAGCGTCACCGTGAAGCCGGCCGCCGTGGTGTTGCCCAGGATCACGGCGTCCGTCAGACGCACCGTGGTCGCGCCGCTGACGGCGCGCACGCCCTGCGGGCTCTGCCCGTCGATGATCCGCAAGCCCGTGGGCTTGCCGCCGGTGGAGATGCTGGCGGGCGTGTACAGGCCCGCCAGGCGGACCGTGCCCAGCAGGGCGGCGATGCCCGCCCCGGAGTTGTTGTCCAGGATCGTCGGAGCGCCGATCTCGGTGTCGATCTGCGCGATATCCAGGAAAGGCCCGATGCCCGCGGCCCCCTGGCCGAACACGTAGATGATGTTGGAGCAGGACTCCATGGAAATCTGGTTGGCGTAGAAGGCGTGGGACGCGCCCACGCTCGTGTTGTACGACCCGGTCACGCCCAGGGCGGACCAGCAGTACAGCAGCACCATGCGGTTGATGACGGTGTGCTCCGTGGCGACGAAGCCCCACGTGTAGCCACCGTGGCAGACCACGTTGTCTACGTAGCAGTTGTCGTTGCCGCCGTTGGCGGGCATCAGCACGCCCATGGACAGGCCGGCCGAGAACTGGCCGGGCGTGGCGTAGTCGCTGTTCACGACCGAGGCGGCGGTGCCGTAGGAGAAGCGCTCCAAGCTCGCGCAGGCGACGCCGGAGAAGTCGCAGGCGCTGTAGGTCAGGCCGTTGGCGCTGTGCGTGGTCAGGATCGACAGATCCCGCAGCGTGATCTGCATGTTGCTGTACACCACGGCGGAGGTGCCGTAGCCGCCCGGCTGGAGCGGCCCGGACAGCACCGACGGGTTGCCGTTCGCGGTGATCGACGCGGACTGCGCCACGTCGGAGGCGAAGACGCCGAAGGAGACGATGGCCCCAGAGGTCTGGGGCACGGTCTGGAGCCAGTGCTGGACGGTGCCACCGGACAGCCCCAGGAAGGTGATGTGCACCTTCTTCTCCGCCACCGGGATGATCGGCAGCGTCAGCTGCGCGTTGCCCTTGGTGGTCCCTCCGGTCACCAGGGCCCCGCCCACGCAGTAGTAGCCGGGGCACCCGGGGAAGAACACGGTGACTGCGCCGGAGTTGGCGCGGGCCCAGGTCACGGCCGCGTTGATCGCGGACTGGATGGACGCGGTGTCGTCGGTGCCCAGCATCACCTGGGCGCTGCTCACGGTCGTGGCGGCGCTGGCCGCCAGCGTGACCGTGGTGGAGTTCGTGAAGGCGCTGATGGTCGTGACCAAGGTGGTCACGCCCGTGGCGGCTGCGCCCTTGACCTGAATGACCTTGCCCACGTCCGCGGACGTAAAGCCGGCCGTCGCGGAGGTCAGGGTGGCGGAGCCACTGGTCATGGCGCCGTCGGTGACGGTCCTACCGTCACCCTTGGCGCCGTAGTTCTTGACGTTGAAGACCCAGGCGCCGCCCATGCCGTTCAGGCGGGCGTCGGTGGTCTGCGCGTAGGCGGCATCCGCCCGCGCGACCTCGGAGGCCACCGCAGCGCTCAGCTGCGTGTTGGTGTACGCACGGTCCCCGTGCGGGTCGCCTGCGGCGAGGTGCGAGGTCTCCTGG